CATATGGTATAATAAATAACATTAGTATGGGATTGAAAAATCATGCCCCTGTCACACTATACCGTAGGGTATCATGATGCAGAACAGCATCATCACGAAATATGCGAGTACGCTGCAGACTCGTATGAAGCTATTAAAGACGCACAAGAGGATGTTCCCTTTTTAAAGGAGCATCCTCATTTTGTTGATTCGTGTATCAACGCTGAAGTACAAGCCATGTCTAGCCTTATGGCAGCTGGTATACCAATGGGTCATTAATCATGAGTAGAATAAATAAGCACAAGCACGAAATCATGTGGTGGATGAGTAGACTGACAGTTATGGGAGTGTCCCTGGGATTGTCAGTTAGACTTGCAGCTGAAGCATGGGCGTGATATAATAAGTACAAATACAGAAACATTATGGAAAAGAATCTTGCAAGAATTGCAGATGCTTTGGATAGGATCGCACAACTTTTAGAAAGCAATGAGTTACATCTTTCTATTGACCATGCTCACATAGATGAGATTGATAAAATAGATCATGCTCACATAGATGACATCGGTGAAATACACGGTGATGTAGTAACTCATCCCAAAAATTTCTAAGTGATTGAAAAAGGCGACAAGATAGTTCAGATGGTTTTGCTTAGTCCTCACGAGGCAGACCACTTATATAAAAAACCAAACGGTACGTTTTACTGGCAACACCATAGAAAGAGTGGTGATACTTATTCTATACCAGAGATACAATTAGAAATGTTTCCACCTCCACCACCTAAGAAGATAAAGGTGAATGAAGACGCACCACATCATAATGCATTAGAAAGGTATTATGGTAAGGACTGGAAACCTACACCAGTTGAAGGACTAGAGGATCATTACTAATGAAGGGATATACTAAAGAAGATATCAAACGTATTCTTGGATCATCATGGCCTACTATGCCTGAAGATCATGAGACTGGTAATGAGATGAGAAAGAGAAAGGGTAGAGAGATGAGAGCAGGGTTGAGACCATATCCCACATACCCTGCAAAGAAGGTAGGTCCAAACTTTGATGAGAATGGAAAATATATTTACCCACCAGGTTCTGGGTTTAATTATATGGAGAGATTAGATCCTAATTCTGAATGGGGTGGTAAGGTATCATGAGCGAAGTTGTTCATAGTGTAAATATAATGATTGCTATTTTACTTGTAGGTGTAGGTATTGTAATCTACTACATATTTAAGTACGATGAATTTTGGCCTAATGGGAGCGATGATACCACCAAGCAGAAAGAGCTGCTACAACTTTCGAGTAATAAAGATAGTCAAGGTGCTTGATGGTGATACTATCGATGTTACTATTGACCTCGGCTTTGATCTATACAAGAAAGAAAGAGTTAGAATTGCAGGAGTTGATACGCCAGAGAAGAGAACAAGAGACTTGGAAGAGAAGGCATTGGGAATAGATGCTACTAATTGGTTAAAAGATAAACTAACTGAGACTATTAAAGGTGATGAAGAACTCACTATTAGAACTGAACTTAAGGGTGGCGTTGGGAAGTATGGCAGGCTTCTTGGTTGGCTCTATGTTGGTGAATCTAATATTTCACTAAATGAACAAATGATTACGGAGGGTTATGCTTGGTCATATGATGGCGGTACTAAACAGAAAGATTTTGAAACTTTACGTGAAATTAGGAGAACGTTTGGGACACTGGTCGAGTCTTGATCAAAAGTATATTGATTTGCATGGTAAAACAGGCAGACGTATATTAATAGAGTGGTCTATAACAACAGAGGAATATGAGCAAGCAGGCAGAAATTTATCTAGGTAATCCTAATCTTAAGAAGGCTAATGTTGCCTATGACTTTAGTCAAGATGATGTTAAGGAGTTTGTTAAGTGCTCTAAGGATCCTGTATACTTTATAAGAGAGTATATTAGAATTGTATCTCTTGATGAAGGTATAATACCTTTTACCATGTACGACTTTCAAGAAGATATGGTAGCAAGGTTTCATAAACATAGATTTAATATTGCCAAACTACCTAGACAGTCTGGTAAATCTACAATTGTAACAGCATATCTATTATGGTATGTACTCTTTAATGATAATGTAAATGTCGCAATCCTCGCAAACAAAGCAGCCACTGCAAGAGAAATGTTGGGTCGCCTACAACTTTCTTATGAGAATCTCCCAAAATGGATGCAACAGGGTATTGTCGGATGGAACAAAGGGAGCTTGGAGTTGGAGAACGGAAGTAAGATCTTGGCTGCTTCTACATCTGCTAGTGCTGTTCGGGGTATGTCCTTTAACATTATATTTTTGGACGAATTCGCATTCGTTCCGAATCATATTGCAGAGCAGTTTTTTAGTTCTGTGTATCCTACTATATCTTCTGGTAAAAAAACAAAAGTTATTATTATTTCTACACCTCATGGGATGAATATGTTTTACAAACTCTGGCATGATGCAGAGCGTAAAGCAAATGAATATGTACCTACAGAAGTTCATTGGTCTCAAGTTCCTGGTAGAGATGAGGTTTGGAAAGAACAAACTATTAGGAATACTTCTGAACAACAGTTTAGAGTTGAGTTTGATTGTGAGTTCTTAGGATCAGTTGATACTTTAATATCTCCTAGTAAATTAAGGATCATGCCATATGAAGATCCTATTAAACAAAATAGAGGTCTTGCAGTATATGAAGATGTTAAAGAAGAACATAATTATATCGTGACTGTTGATGTATCTCGTGGTATTGGTGGGGATTACTCTGCGTTTTGTGTCCTGGATACAACTACATTACCGTATACTTTAGTTGCAAGATATAAGAACAATGAAATTAAACCTATTATATTACCCAATATAATAGTTGATGTGGCAAAGAATTATAACAACGCATATATCTTATGTGAAGTAAATGATATAGGAGGACAGGTAGCAGACATCATTCAGTATGATTTGGAATATGAGAATCTACTAATGGCTGCTATGAGAGGAAGAGCAGGGCAACAATTAGGACAGGGGTTTTCAGGTAAGAAGACACAACTTGGTGTGAAGATGAGTACTGCTGTTAAACAAGTTGGATGTTCCAACCTTAAAGCATTGATAGAAGATGATAAATTAATTATTAAGGATTATGATACTATTGCAGAATTGACTACCTTTATTCAGAAGGGTCAATCATTCCAAGCAGAAGACGGATGTAATGATGACCTTGCTATGTGTTTGGTAATGTTTGCATGGATGGCTATGCAAGAGTACTTTAAAGAGATGCATGATAATGATGTAAGAGCTAGGATATATGCGGATCAAAGAGATTCAATTGAACAAGATATGGCTCCGTTTGGTTTTATCAGTGACGGACAAGAGGAAGATGTTATTGTAGATGCTCAAGGAGAGCGATGGGAAATTGCGGAATATGGGGATGTACAGCATATGCTAGACTTTAGGTAAGATTTCAAAAATATAAATAATCTTAGTTAACCGCTATCGGGATTTAATCGGAGTTTATAAACATGGCAGCCAATCAATCATCGCCAGGTATAGTCGTTCAGGAAAGAGATCTGACCACTATTACCAGTCTAGCAACAGCAAATGTGGGTGTATTAGCAGCTCCATTTGAATTAGGTCCTGTTGAAGAGGTAGTTCAGATTTCATCTGAAAAGCAGTTATCGGAAGTATTCGGAGAGCCTAACGATTTTAACTTTGAGTATTGGTTTACTGCGTCACAGTATCTTGCATACGGTGGTGTTCTTAAAACAATTAGGGTTGCATCTACTGCATTAAAAAATGGTGTTAATACAGGTACTGCTCCGCTAATTAAAAATATTGATGAATACGAAGCAACATATGAAACTGCTGCAAACGGTTGGGAATTTTCTGCAAGAACTCCAGGTAGTAAAGGTAACTCGATTGGTATATTTGTAACTGATGCTGGTGCTGATCAAATTGCGGTTCTACCTGCTCCTGGTTCAGGTAACGAGCATGAGTTTGTTGCTGATGAAGCAGTAAGTGCTGCCTCTGGTGCTGCTGGTAAAGTATTTAAGTATAGTATAGTATTAACAGTTGATACACTTGTTGGAACATTTACTCCTGGAGCAACTACAACAATTAACATTGGTGGTTCTCAAGAATCAGTTGATGTTCTTGCTTATGACTCTGCTGCTAAGAAACTTGAAATTGGTCTTCCTAGTGGTGGAGTAACAGGTATTCTTGCTGATGATCAAGTAATCACACAGGGTACTAACACTGCTCAAATCAATGCAACTATCGAACGTCGTCTATACGTTGGTTTAGATAACGCTAGTATTGAGTTTGTTGCAACTGATAGCATTCAAGATACTAACTCAACTGCAATTGCAATAGATTCAGTTCGTGGTGAGTACGCAGAGCGTGAGTATCTTCCTGGATTTAAGTGGATTAATGCTGGTGGCCGTCCTGGAACTTCTCAGTATGCAGCTGCTGCTGGTGGTAGAAATGATGAACTGCATATTCTTGTAGTGGATATTGATGGTAAGATCACAGGAACTCCTGGAGCACTCCTTGAGAAATTTACTCATATATCTAAAGCATCTGATGCTAAGACTTCAGTTGGTGAAACAAACTACTACCCAACAGTAATTAAGCAAAGATCTGGTTACATCTATTGGGGATCACACGAAGCAACAGGATTTGCTGCAACTGGTACTTCATCTGATGGAGATTGGGGTCAAGATTCCGCACGTCAGTTTAACCTACTACGTTCATCTGGTGGTACTACTGACTATCCTGCTGGTGCAACAACACTTGGATCTAAGAATAATGCAACATGGTACTATCGTTTTACAGGTGGTGCTGACTATACAAAAGCTGGAACTAACTACACTGTAGGTAATTCTGATGTTCAATCAGCATACGATTTAGTATCTGATCCTGAATCACAAACAATCGACTTCATCCTTACTGGTCCTTCTGGTGCTGATGATGCTGCTGCTCTTGCTAAGATAACCGCATTGGTTAACATCGTTGAAGAGCGTAGAGATTGCATGTTATTTGTTTCTCCACGTAGAGCAAACGTTGTTGGTGTAAGTAATACAGAAACAGCAACAACTAACCTTGTTGATTTCTTTGATCAACTTCCAAGTTCTTCATACGTTGTATTCGATTCTGGATACAAGTACATGTATGACAAGTACAATGATGTATATCGCTACGTTCCATGTAACGGTGACATTGCTGGACTTTGCTTACAGACAACAGAGACTGCAGAACCTTGGTTCTCACCTGCTGGTTTCCAACGTGGTGGAATAAGAAATGCAATCAAACTTGCATACACACCTAACAAGACTCAGCGTGATACACTATACAGTTCAAGGATTAACCCAATAGTCGCATTCCCAGGACAAGGAATTGTTCTTTACGGTGATAAGACTGCACAATCATTTGCTAGTGCATTCGACAGAATTAACGTTCGTCGTTTGTTCCTAACAATTGAGAGAGTTATCTCTGGTGCTGCTAAGTCACAACTCTTCGAGCAAAACGATGAAGCACAAAGAGGTTTATTCCTTAACATCGTTGAGCCATACATGAGAGATGTACAAGGTCGTCGTGGTGTAACTGACTTCCTAGTTAAGTGTGATGAGAGTAACAACCCACCTGATGCAGTTGATCGTGGTGAGTTCTATGCAGAAGTATATGTTAAGCCAACACGTACTATCAACTTCATTACACTAACATTTGTTGCTACACGTACAGGTGTTTCCTTCAGTGAGGTTGCAAGCTAAATAACTAAGAGTTCGAGATGGATTCAAATAGCGGAGTTTTCTCCGCTATTTTTATGTCTCAAAATAATCATTATACTAAATATAGAGG